GACTATATTTTTTCGTTGGTCGCCCTCAAAGATGGGATGCATTCCTGGAGATTTATTCTCAATCAGGTGGTAGTTTCGCTGTAGGAGATGAAGTATTCATCGGTGCTAACTACGCAACAGGTTCATTTAAAGGTATTGTAAGACAAGTTTTCCAAGATTCTATCCTTCTTTATAATATTAACGGAACTTCTGGTGTTGCTAGTGTTCCAACGGTTGGAGCAACTATTGAAACTGCAGGTGGTGTTCAAGCAAAATGTGGCATCTACAGATATGCTACTGATGAAGCAGCACCTTTACCTGTAGATAACCAAACAGAAAAGTATGGTGTATATGATGACATCATTGCCGCAAAAAGAATTACAAACGACTTTGTAAGAACTGTAATTAAGAGATATAATTGGCAGACTAATACCACATATGATATGTGGAGACCAGATTATTTCTCGACCCAAACAGGTAGAGTTGGTCTGCAATCTGCTACTGGTGCTAACACCATTGGCGAAGCAAAATTCTACATTATGAATCAGCAGTATCAGGTATTCAAGTGCCTTTACAATGGAACAGACTTTAGTAACCTTAATGGTCAAGCATCTACTGAAGAACCTTCACTAACTCCTTCTGCCGGAACATATGACTCTGCCACTGGCATTTACGAAGAGTCTGGTGGAATCTATAAGTGGAAGTTTATGTTCACAATGTCTACTGATGATGTTCTAAGATTCCTATCCACAGATTTCCTTCCAATTGTTCTTCCTACAGATCCAACTAGAGCTGATACTATCAGTAAAGTTGTTGTAGGCGCAATTGATGCCTATATCACCACAGATACTGGTTCTAATATTAATGCTAGTAACGGAACTTACTATGCTCCAGTTAATGGAGATGGTTCTGGTGCAATTGTTGCATTGACTCTTGATAGTGGATCTATTACTGATGCAACTGTTCAAGAAAGAGGATCTGATTATACTTACGGTTCTGTTGCAATCGCTACTGGAACCGGTTCAGGTGCTACCGCTTATGGTCTCTTTGACGATGCTGCTCTTACCAGCAGTGCTTCCGTTAATGCTGGTGCAACTGGTAAAGTTGAAGTTATCCTACCTCCTCAAGCGGGTCATGGTGGAGACATGGAACTGGAACTCAATGGTAAGCGTGTAATGACCAACATTCGTCTTTCTTATGACGAAGGTTTTGGTGACTTCCCAGTTGATAACGACTTCCGTAGAATTGGCATTCTCCGCGACCCATATCAAAGAGGAACTACCACTTTTGCAACTGCAGACACTCTAAATGGTCTAACTGCCTTTAGAATTAATGGAACTGGTGCTGATTATTTTGTAGACGAAGTTGTTACTCAAACAGTAACTGGCGGAACTGCAAAGGGTCAAGTCGTATCCTGGACTCCAGATGCTGCAGGAAGTCCTAATGGTATTCTAAAAGTGTTCCAAAGCACCGATTATCACCAAGACAATGGTGTTGTAAGAGCATTTGATTCTTCTCTTGCTAATGATCTAGACGGTGCTACATCACTTGCTGATGGTAATATCGATAACACCTATAACCAAGCAGCAAGTGATAGTCTATTTGGATCTTTCACTAGCGGTGTTTCTCTTCCAGAAATCGAACAGAACTCTGGGGATGTCATATACATAGAGAATAGAAGACTAATTACTAGAGCTGCTGACCAGATTGAAGATATCAAGCTAGTTATCGAGTTCTGATTTAGTCTGCTTTCAAACTTAGTTTAAGTAGATAATAGTCAGATGCCACAAAAAACCAATTTAAATGTAGAGCCTTTCTTTGACGATTTTGACACTTCTAAAAATTTCTATAAGGTTCTTTTTAGACCTGGATATTCGATTCAAAGCAGAGAGTTAACTACTCTACAGTCCATACTGCAAAATCAAATTGAAAGTTATGGCAAGTTCCAATTTAAACAAGGGGAACTTGTCATACCTGGAGAAGTTGGTTTAAATACCAATTTAAATTATGTTAAGTTATCCTCTATTTCTGAGGTAGCAATTAATGATGGCAATAATATTGTATACAGAAAATACGATATTAAAACTTTAGTAGGACAAAAATTAAAAGGCATTACATCTGGTGTTATTGCTAATGTAGTCGCGTCTGAATATTCTTCGGAAATTGAATCAGATACAATTTTCGTTAAGTATGTTAACAGCGGCGATGCTGCTGATGAACCTACATTTAGACAAGGTGAAACTCTAGAAGTAGTTGATGGTATTAATACTCCATTATTAGTTGTAGGAACTGATGGTAGTGTGCTTCCAACCAGTATTAGGGTCACTAACCCCGATACTGGTGTTTCTGCTTCAGTATCAAGTCCAGCAATGGGTCTTGCTGCAGCAGTAAAAGTAGAGCAAGGTATCTATTTTATCAATGGATTTTTTGTAAGAAATGACGAGCAACTTTTAGTTGTTGACAAGTACTATAATAAACCATCTTCTAAAGTTGGTTTTACAATTTCAGAGAGCATTGTAACTTCGGAAGAAGATAGCTCCATATATGACAATGCACGAGGATATTCAAACTTTGCTTCACCTGGAGCAAATAGATTAAGAATTCAAGTTAATCTAACTAAATTTGGATATGCTGATGCCACAGATAAAAACTTCATCCAGTTACTAAAGATTAAGTCTGGTGTTGTAGAAAAAAAAGTTAAGCAGGCAGATTATAAACTTCTAGAAGATACTCTTGCTAGAAGAACCTTCGACGAATCTGGAGATTATGTAGTCGAAGATTTTGATATCGACGTTAGAGAGTATTACCAAAAAAATAATAATAACGGATTCTATAGTTTAAATAGACAAACTAAGACCGTTAATGGTTTATCAGTAGAAGAAGCAAACAGCAAAATGGTTGCTTCTATTAGTTCCGGTAAAGCATATGTAAGAGGGTATGAGATTGTAAACAAAGAAACGAAGTATGTTACAATCAATAAAGCTCGTGATGTTTTAGAAAGAGATAATGTAACCATCAAAGGAAGTGGTTTATCTACATTTAACATTAGTAATGTATACGGTTCTATCCCACTTAATGCTGAGGGATCTGAACTAACTGCTTATCCAAATATCTATTTCTATTCAGTATTCAATGATGGTAGCGTAGGAACTAATAACACCGAACTACCCACTGATTATAAGCAGACTATCGATAGAAGAGGACAGCAATATCAGTATACTGGATCCGATGATGTTGTATTTAATAATGAAGATATTGCAATTAAAACAATCTATCTAGATGCTAGAGCATTAGACAAACCATTTGCTAGTATTACAGATTCTAATTTTCAGACAACCTACGGAACTCTATGGTTTAGAAAAACTTTTGTGCAACCATTTGAAGTTGATTCTGTAAAAGTTCTTTCCAGATCATTAGTAGAAAGACCAGATATTTCTACCGGAACTTCATTTTTGGAGTTAACAATTTATGGCAGAAAAGATCATCTATACACTTATTTTAGAGAGTATCAAGATGGTGCTGCAAATAACGAATCTTTAATATATCTTTCAGAAAATGAAGCAAAGACTCCAGGTTCTGATGAGTGGGCAGTAATTAAAGATTACAACGAAGCAATTACTCCATTAGTTGGAGTTGCAAAACCAAAGAATTTTTACTTCAACGATTATCCATCAGGATTTAATGTAGATACTGATAAAGTTATTTCTAAAGGGAGACTTGGGGAAGGAAGAACTGCATATAATGGTATTTTCTCATTAAGTTACTTCAATCCACTATACTTCACAAAGATCACTCTAGACGCTGTTATTACCTCTGGAACGTTCAAAGCAGGGAAATACATTGTAGGATCCAGAAGCGGCGCTTATGGGGTCATAGAGGGTCTTACGAATGGGTTCTATTCGACAGGCAATACTCTGTTTGTTAAAACTTTATCTGGAAAATTTGAACCGGGAGAAACCATTTCGGATGAAGAAAACAATGTAAGAAGAATTGCTAACGAAAATACTGTTTCGCATTTTGTTGTCAATAAAAGAAATACAGGTGGTTATTCTGCAAATACCACTAAAATTGCTTTAGCTGGTATTGAATTTGATCCTTCTATTGTAAGACCCGACATTGATAATTCTGGAGTATGTTATAAAATTTCTGTTATTAACAGAAATTCTTTACTGCAAGAATATTCTGCACCACCACAAGTTACTGCAACGGTTACCGAGGGAACAACCGCACCAAACCCAGGAGTTGGAGCATATGCAGTTCTTTTTAAAGACACAGTAGTTAATTATTCTTCTGAGAATGTTAAGTCTTTCTATTCTGTATTTGGTCCTGGAAATAATAATAGATTTACAGCAGATGTAGAGCTATCCGATGATAAGTATTCAAATATAACTAATGTCGGTGCGTTCTCGTTCTCTGGTGCCAAAGGATGGAGATATTTAGAATCAACTGGATTTGGCGATGATGCTGGCAAATATGTTAAACAAGGAGACATTATTCAGTTTACTGATAGTAATAGTGTTGTAAACAGAGTAATTGTTCAAACTACTAGTAGTCCTTCAGGTTCCACTAAAACTAGAATTTTCTTAGATGCTGCTTTACATGCAGATGTTGTAAATTCTTCCGTAGTCAGAATTAGACCTAAACAGAAAAACAGTAATTCTTCCACTCTAATTTTCCCGACAGGAAGTAAGCAAATTAAAACTCTTGTAAAAGATGTTTCAGATTCAAAATTCAAGTATTATTTTAGAAGAGACTTTATCATTGAAGCATCTTCTGGTGGTGGTAACTTAACTTTTGCTGCACAACTTCCATTTGGAACACAAAGATTTGTTAGATACACAAAAGAAAACTATATCGTAACAGTTTTAAATAAAGGTTCTTCAACAGTAGTTGAAAATGGTGACATCCTTTATATTGATGATAGTTATGTAAAAGTCGATACTTCAACTGATTCTACTAGTGGATTATCTTCTGGTAGTGTTAGAATTATTCTTCCAGATGATTATTTTGGAACTAACTTAACTGCACCATATCCTAAATTAAAGTTAAGCTCAACACTAGAAGTTACAAAAGCAAAACCAAGATTAAAAACATCAATCACCAACAAAAGAATTGCAATTGCTGCAGCAGGTGATAGAACTATTCCACTGAGAGGTTTTGATTACGATACCGAAGACACTCAATCTTATAGTTATTCTGATGTATATAAACTAAGATATGTTTATCTTGGTGGACAAAATCCCCCTATTGTAGATACTGAAGGAACTCTTGTTAGTGGAGAAGATATCACAAACAGATTTACTTTTGATGATGGTCAAAGAGATACATTCTTAGATGTTTCAAGAATTGTTCTAAAGTCTGGATTTGATGCTCCAAATGGTCAGATTGTTGTAGGATTTGATTACTTCGATCATTCTCAAGGTGATTTCTGCACAGTAGATTCTTATCTACATGAAGCTGGTGTTGGTGAAGATGAAATTCCGTTATTTAATTCATCAGTATACGGAACAGTTTCTCTCAAAGACGTTATTGATTTCAGACCAAAAGTAGACTCAACTTCAGTTATTACTGGATTCCAAGACAAGTCTTTACTTTCTAGTGGAAATTTCATTAACTTTACTGGTCCTGGTGGTATTGCTGCTAGCACTCCTGCTGTAGACACAAACTTAGAATTTACAATTTCATTCAGTGAGTCACAATATCTAGATAGAATTGATGGCATTTTCTTAACAAAGAAAGGAGATTTTATTGTTAAGCAAGGAAATTCATCATTGAATCCGGCAAAACCAGATATGGTTGATGATGCTATTGCATTGTCTTATGTTTATGTCCCATCATTCACTGTTTCAAATAAAGATGTAAAAGTTATCCCAGTTGATAACCGTCGTTATACAATGAGAGATATTGGTAAACTTGAAAAACGTATTGAGCGTTTAGAGCATTACACAACTCTCAGCATCCTTGAGCAGCAAGCTCTAAACATGCAAATTAAAGATGATCTAGGTTTAGATAGATTTAAGAGTGGTTTCCTTGTAGACAATTTTGAAACTCATAAAGTTGGCAATTTAACATCTATTGATTACAGGTGCTCTATTGATACACAACAAGCTGTATTGAGACCACAAGCAAAAGAAGATTCTCTAAGTTTGGTGGAAGTAAATCCTGCTAGTGACGAAAGAGTTATCAATGGTTATTCTTTTAATGACGGGATTGTCACTTTACCATTCACTAATTTAAATCTTGTTCAGAATGTATTTGCTACCAAGACAACAAATCCAAACCCATTTGTTGTTTTACAATATGCCGGAGATGTAGAACTAGATCCATTTATCGATCAATGGTATGACAATTCCACAGAACCACTTCTAGTAAATGATAACACTGGTTTGTTTACTATTTTCTCTGCAAAAAATAACGTTTACGAAGCATTCTCTAGTATCTACAACAGTTTCATTATTAATTGGATAGGAACAGATAGAACATTCTATAATATCCAACCACTTACTTCAATTACATCGGAAAATTCTGTTTCTAGTGTAGAATCTGCTTCAGTTGGAAGTAGTTCAAACATTAGTCCTCAAAATTTTGAACTAGCTCAAGGTGTTGGTAAAAAAGTTGTTGGTGGAAGATCTGTTGTAAACGCTCTCCAACTTTTTGCAAGAGGTAAGGCAGTTAAATTTACTGTCAGGAGAATGAAACCAGAAACTGAAATGTTTGTTTTCATGGATGCCAGAAACATTGGTAGATGGGCAGTCCCAGATATTAGGTTCACTGGAATTGCTGGCAATTCTCCATCTTCATTTGGTGGGTCTATCGTAACTGATGAAAACGGCAACGCAAGTGGTATTATTATTGTTCCATCAGGTTATCCTCCTGCTCAAGGAACTAGTTGGACAGGTGATATCGAAACTGTTGTTTATGACAACACTGTAGATGGACTTAAATTTACTGCTGGAGAAAAAACTATTAGATTTACATCTAGTTCTACAGATGAAGATAAATCAATAGTAGATACTTATGGAGAAATTAAGTATTACTCTACCGGAGCACTGCCAGAAAATCCACAATCAATTATTTCAACAAGACCTTCTGCTTTTAAAGCAAATGAGGGTGTCCAGTCTACCGAAAGCAATACTGATATTGAGTTAAAACCAAATCCACTAGCACAAACATTTAAAGTAGAAAATTATGATGGTGGTGTATTTTCAACTGGAGTAGATCTTTTCTTTAGTAAAAAAAGTTCTTCTATTCCTATTAGAGTATACTTAACTAATGTTGATTTAGGAAAACCTGCTAAAAATATTGTTCCTGGATCTGTATGTGTTTTAAATCCAGAGACTAGATTAAGAATTTATGCAAGTGGCAATCTTTCAATTAAACAGGGAGAAAATGTTGTTGGTTTCCAATCTGGAGCATCTGGTCCTATATCAAAAGTATTTGACAAAAATGGTGTTGAAGTAGTTCCTCTTACAGATGGTTCTATCAATTTAAATAACGAGCAAGTTTATAAACTACTCCTTTCAAATCATAATGGAACTTCTTTCATACAAAATGAAACTATCACATCACAGTCGTTAACTGCATTCAATGCACAAAATGCATCTGGATTAACTCTAACAATTGCAAAAGACTCTGGAAAAATTGTTCAACTTACTGTAGAAAATACTGGAAGTGGATATGATAGTGCCATTTTAACGATTGAAAGTCCTCAGCTTCCTGGAGGTTCAACATCTACTGCAGTTTGTAAAGTTTCGGATGGTAAAATTTATGACTCTGAAATAACAATACCAGGAACTGGTTATACAGAAAACCCATCTATTGTTGTTAAAGGAACTGGAACAGGTAACTCTGGTGCTATTATTAAAGCACGTATTGAAGTAGATACTCCTGCAGTATTAATGGGTGTCTCTACTGATGTTGAGGGAATAACCCAATCTATTACCCCAACACGTTTTGATTTCAAGCACCCAGTTTATCTCCAGAATAATTCTACTTATTCTTTAGTAATCGAAACAGATTCAACTGATTATAACTTATGGGCATCCGAACTAGGTCAATCTGATATCTCGACTAATGTTACCGTAACTAGTCAACCCGGATTAGGATCTGTATACAAATCACAAAATACGGATTCTTGGTCAGAAGATTTATTTGAAGATATCAAATTTACTTTATACAGAGCAGAATTTGATATTAGTAAGACAGCATACTTATATCTTAAAAATGAATCTCTTGGATACGAGAAATTAGAAACAAATCCGATTGAAACTTCAGCAAGATCTAATTCAACTGCTACGTCATCGTTATTTAAAAATAACAATACTGTTGTTAAAGTGTATCATAGAGATCATGGTTTTGAAGATCGTGGAGATTCATACGTATTCTTTAAGAATGCTTTAGATGTTGGTGGAATCACTAGTGCAACTCTTAATACAAACTTGTTTAAAGTTGCCAATGTTGGTTTGGATAGTTATACAATCATTTCTCCTTATAGAGCAGGTGGTAGTGGAATAGGCGGGGGACCTGTTCTTGCTTCTCATAATAGAAAATTTGAGAA